CGAAGTGTCACTGGTAGACATTCCTGCAGACCACACCGTCGGTTTGGGCCGTGCCCAAACCGATCAGAGCAACCCAAACAACCCACCCCATTCGCACGCCCGCCAAGCCCCCGCCTGGCGTGTCGTCGAACTCCCGCCCGCCGAGGGCAATCCCCCCAAAGAAAGGTCACTCATGCCACATACCAACGCCTCGGCGGAAGCTAACCCAGCCCAAGCCACCACTACAACTGCAGCCACTACCGTGCCAGCCCAGGCCCGCAGCCACACGCCAGACCCCCTGGCCGCAGAGCGCGAGCGCGTGCGCGAAATCACCGCTCTCGGTCGCCAATTTGCGCTCACATCCGAGGCAGACCAAGCCGTCGACAGCGGTGCCCCCGTCGACAGCTTCCGCCAACTCGTGCTGCAACGCCAGCAAGACAGCGGCAAACTCAAAAAGGCTGAAAGCCCCGAAATCGGGATGAGCAAACGCGAGGTCGAGCGCTTCAGCTTTTGCCGCGCCATGCTCGCCGCGTCCGACCCCGTCCACGCTGCCACCCTTGCCCCGTTCGAGCTGGAATGCAGCCGCGCCGCACAAGATAAGCGCGGCGACAGTCGCGACAAAACCCGCGAAGCCGCCATCACCATCCCTGTTGATGTGTTGGCCCGTGGTATCCAGCTCCCCGAAGGTGTTGCACCCAGCATTGCGCGCCAAATGATCCAGCGCGCCCAGCTCTCTGGTCGCGATGCCTACCGCGACCTCACCGCAGGCTCTGCGACAGGCGGCGGCAACACGGTCGGCACCGAGCTGCTCGGCTCCAGCTTTATCGAGCTGCTGCGTTACGTCATGGTCCTAGACCGCCTCGGTGTCACCTGGCTGCGCGACCTGAATGGCAACCTTGCCATCCCGAGCCAAACCGGTGCAGGCAACTCGTACTGGTTGGCAGAAAACGGCGCTCCCACCGAGTCGGCCCAAGCCCTCGGCCAAGTGGGCTTGACGCCAAAAACAGTTGGTGCCTTCACCGACTACAGCCGCCGTCTGTTGCTGCAATCCAGCATGGATGTCGAGGGTTTTGTCCGCGCCGATCTGGCATCCATCGTCGGGCACGCCATCCAGCTCGCAGCTTTCAACGGCAGCGCCAGCAACGAGCCCACCGGCCTGCTCAACCTCAGCGGCATCGGCTCCGTCGCCATCGGTGCCAACGGTGGCGTCCCCACCTATGACCACATGGTCGACCTGGAAACCGCCGTCGCCAATGCCAATGCAGACGCAGGCACACTGGCCTACCTCACCAACAGCCGTGTGCGCGGCAAGCTGCGCAAGACGCAAGAATTCTCCAGCACCAACGGCAAAGCCGTCTGGGGTCGCGGCCCAGAGCGCGGCATTGGCGACGTGCTCGGCTACGACGCCTGGGTAACCAACTCCGTCCCCAACACCCTCACCAAAGGCACCAGCACCGACTGCAGCGCCATGATTTTCGGCAACTGGGCCGATCTGATCATCGGCATGTGGGGCGGTCTCGACATCATGCTCGACCCCTACAGCCTCAGCACCACAGGTGCCAAGCGCGTGGTTGCCCTGCAAGACGTGGACATCCAGGCCCGTCGTGTTGAAAGCTTCGCGGCCATCAAAGACGCCCGTGTCGCCTAAGAAAGACGCCCGCGTCGCCTAAGCCCATCCACAACAACACCGCACAAACTACAGCGAGGCCCACATGCCCAAACTCCTCATCATCGCAGCCTGCCTCATTAACTTTGGCGACGACAACGGTGGTATCCACCACGACGCGGGCGACATGCCCGATGTCCCCAAAGCCCCTGCCACCGACCTGGTGCGCCGGGGTCGCGCCTTGTACACCAGCAAGGCAGACGACGCCGACAAAGCAGGCCGCTACACCGCCAGCCCCGCCATGATCGCCGCAGCCGAAGCCATGGCCACCGCCAAGGCCAAAGCCGCCAAAGCCGCCAAGGCTGCAGCCAAGCCTGATGCCGGGTCAGATACGGCAGCAGCGCAAGCCAGCGCCATCGTCTAAGCAGCCATGTTTGACGAAGATCTCAGCCTCTTCTTTAACACCTCTCAGCACGCCGAACAGGCCACGCTGGCGGGTGTTGACGTGGCTGTCATCCTCGCCGCAGGCTTCGACGACCTCACCTTTGCAGGCCCCGGCAAAGCAGGCAGCAGCCCCGTCGTCACGCTGCCCGCTGCCCAGGTCCCCGCCAAGCCACAAGGCCTCCCCCTGGTCATCTTGAGCGGCCCCGCCCAAGGTAACTACAAGGTTACGCACCACGACCCAGACGGCACCGGCCTGGTCAACCTGCACCTCACCAAATCTTAAATTCACCCAAGGAACCCCACCATGTCCACCCAAAGCAATGCTGGCGTCAAGTTCAAACTCAGCGCCGCTGCACCAGCCACCTACAACGCAGCCGGGTTTGCCGCCCTCACGTTTACTGAGATCGGCGAAGTCAAAACAGGCGGTGACTTCGGCAAGACCTTCCAGGTCATCACCAGTCAGGTGCTTAGCCGTCGCGGCACCACCAAAAAGAAAGGCACCTTCGACGCCGGTGCCCTCAACATGTCCATCGAAATCGATCCAGAGGACAACGGCCAAGAGTTGGCTGAAGTAGCGGTAGACAGTGACGCCGATTACAGCGTTTGTATCGAACTGCAAGACGGCACCCCCTACTACCTGCGCGGCCTGGTCACCAAGTTCACCACCAGCGTTGGCGGCCCCAACGACATGCTCGTCGGTGCCATCCAAATCGACCTGCAATCCTTCCATGACGCCGCTGGCGACGAAGTGGCATCCATCAAGGGCGTTGCGCCTTAAACGCAACCCCACCCCGCGCACCGACCTGGCTGCGTTCGCTCCCTTCGCGGGGTTCGGCGCAGTCAGGCACGGGCATCCAGCTTACCAACCTCCTTAACTCCGCGATCCATCATGACACTCGACACCAACCCCAACGCCTTTGCTGAATTCTTCATCGACGAAGCCACCGCCGTCGAGATCGACCTCCCCAACGGCGACCCCATGCTCTACGGCGGCGAGCGCGTCACCGTCCATCTGTATGGGCCATCCACGCCACAGTGGACCGCAGCGGCCGAGTCCAAAGAAAAAGAAGCCACCCGCCGCGTCCTGGCGACCCTCGGTCAAAAAGGCAAGAACGCCAAAAAAGACACCGACGCCGACGCCCGCTTCCTGTGTGCCATCACCCAGCGCATTGACAACTTCCCTTACCCCGGCGGCACTGAGGCCATCTACCGCGAAGCCCGCCTCAAATACCTCTACAACCAGGTCAGCGCCCACATCAATGACATGGGAAACTTCTTCAAGAGTTCGGAGAAGAACTGACCATGTGGGCACGGCAAATGGCCTGGCTGGGCGGTGCCGTCAAAGGCACTGACGGCAAGCCCACGTCCACCAGCCGTGCCCAGCAAATCCAAGCAGACGGCGGCACCATGCGTCTACCCACCTTGCAAGCCCCGCACCTGGCAGGCTACCTGCAAGACATGGGCTTTTGCATGCAAGGTGCCATGGGTCCAGTGCCCATCAGCAGCAGTGAGCTCAGCGCCTGGTGCGCAGGCATGCGCAGACGTCTTGCCGAATGGGAATTTGCCGCCATTCGCGCCGCCAGCAAAGCCTACTGCACCCAGCTGCATGAAGACACCAGCACCCCGCCATATGGCGAGCTGGGCGACCTCTCAGACCCCGCCGTCCTCAACCAGCGCATCGCCAAATCCCTGAGCGGCCTGGCGCGTCCCGTCAAAAGAAGCAAAAAAGCCACATCATGATGGACACCCACACAATCACCCTCAAGCTTGCTGCAGACGTATCCAACGTGCTGCAGCAAATGCAGCTTGCTGAGCGCCATATCAAAAGCACCGGCAGCAGCATTGAGGGCGTCTTTGGCAGCATCAAATCCACCGCCCTAGGCATCGGTGCCAGCATCGTCGCAGGCCTGGGCATTGGGGCCTTCAAGAGCTTTTTGGAAGGTGCCATCAAAGCAGGTGCAGGCCTGCATGACTTGGCCATCATCGGCAACACCACGGTGGAAGCCCTAAGCGGTATGGCCAGCATCGGCAAATACACCGACACCGGGGCCGACGCCATTGTCGGCAGCATGAACAAGCTCACCAAAAACCTCACCAGCGCCACTGAAGAAAGCGCCGGCACAGGCAAAGCCATCCAGGCATTGGGCCTCGACATGGAAGCCTTTCGCAACCTCAAGCCCGAAGACCAAATGATGGCCGTCGCCAAAGCCATGGACGGTTTCCAAGACGGCGCAGGTAAATCAGCCGTCGCCATGGCGCTCTATGGCAAAGAGGGCGCAAAGATGCTCCCCTTCATGAAAGACCTGGCTGCCGCGCACGAGCTGGAGACCAAACTCACCACCGAGCAAGCCGCTGCAGCCGACAACCTTGACGACAACCTCACCCGTATCGGCGTCAGCGCCGATGCCTGGAAGAAAACACTGGTCACCGGCATGGTGCCAGCCTTGGACGAAGCCGCGCAGGCCTACTTGGATGTCATGAACGGCACCGGTGGCCTGAATGCTGAGATCAAAAGACTCGCTGCAGACGGCAGCATTGCCGAGTGGACCAGAACCGCCATCAAGGGCCTCACCTACGTGGCAGACGGCGTTACGGTCGTTTGGCGTGGTTTTCGCACCATGGCGATTGGTTTCGTCGGTTACCTTGAGATGGCACAACAAGCCATTGCAGGCAACTTCAGCGAAGCCAAAGGCACCTATGCCCGCATGAGCCAAGAGCTGTCCGACATGTGGTCCGAGCAAACCATGGGCCA